GTCGTAGTCATGCGTAATTCGTGCGGTTCAATTCATACGACGATCCGGGGGCAGCAGCCCCCCGGAAGATAATTACAGACTTATATTTCCGAAAGGCTAAGTTTAACCCCCTAAACAACAGAGCAATACGTGGTGGACTCCGTATGAAAGGATTTCTAAAAAGGCAACCACTATCCTTAATAGACATTTCAATTGTGCTTTAGCGCCACAGACTACCATTATCCCTTAATGATTAGGGGTATTTCCAAAATGAAATACCAACAAAGTTTTAACGACAACTTCTGTCGATTACATCAAGTACAAATACTTATGTATTAGCTTTATACATAGGTGGATCTATGGGCCTAGGCCTTTTATAGACATTTCAGTCTCAACTCTGTACTAAATACAGTATTGATGGTTAGGTAAATAATTCTCACCAGTAGAAACGGGTGGAATAGAAATAAAAACTGATAAATTCAGATCATCAGCTCCAGCTCTATATACGTTATGTAAATGTTGATCAACTGAAGCTCCAGACACAACTGCTGTCCGCGGTAAACCTACGTGCACATACACTTGAGTCATTGATTCTAATCTAGGTCTCTGCGCAGAAACGTTAGCATTATCATAAGAAATGCAATCATTTACTGCTCTACCAATAGATAAAGTATACTGTGGTATCTCTAATTCTATGGCAGAATTTATTGTATTTAATTGCTGTAAAGCAATTTGGTTAGTATCACTCACTTTAGGTGGAACAAAAGCAAATGAAGACAATAAATTAGGCATTGTACCCTCATCTAAATGATTCCTGTTGAGGGTAGTAACCTTCACGGTACCTACAGGGTTAGTGATCAACCCTGGATTTACTACATCTTTTATTCTAACACCACCAGACCACATACCAAAACATAAGGCCCAACGTCCCAAAAGATCAGTTGTTCCCCATGAAGTACCAGCAGTCAAAACAGCTGGAGGTACAAAAATAACATCTGGTTGCACTACTAGCAACGGAAGATTAAGAGAATACGTATCTCCCGTGGGATTCATAGAAGTATATCTTTTCA